TTAGTAGGGTTTGTTTCAACCATTTTAAATATTGGTAAATTAATATTACCATTACTATCTAAAGTTATATAAATATTATTACCTTCTGAAATTAATCTTGAAGGTGATTGTAAATATTTTTTAACTTCATTTGAAGATAGTCCAATACTAGAAGTATCAGAACTTTCATTGTTCCACTTTGCAAATACAGTTCCATTATCATTAATAAAATTAATGTCTTTGGAATTATTAACTATTGTGTATGTAATTTTCATTGTTTATCCTAATTATCCGTTTCCACAATCACACGCACACTGACAAGCACACGCACAATTACAGTTGCAGTTTGTTCTACAGTTGAAACTTCCACAATTACAGTTTTGAACTGTTCTTGATTGATATGTTCCGCCTAATTCATCAGTTGATGTCCAACCGCTAAATATATTATCAACACTTACTGCTTGGAATGAAGATGAATAACCCCCAGCACCATCGTAAGCACCATTGTTTACACAATTTGAAGTTGGTATTCCTGAAAATCCCCAACCACTCCACTCCCACCAATTTCCGTTTCGTGGTTTTTTTAAATTAATCGCTTGGTTTACTACTGTGCCAGAAGCATTTTCGTAAGTTCCTGTAGTATTATATACTGCATCTACGTCTAATGCGTTTGAAGCACCTGCCGCAATACCAGCAGATAGATAACCAGCATAAGGTGTTGCTGTATTAATTATTGTTGCACTTGTAGTTGCTCTATCTAAAGCATCAATAGGAGTTCCATCAGCTTTAACCATACCTAAACTACGAGCATCGCCACCAGCATTAGGTACAACTAAATTGCCAGAACCATCTATAATTTTGGATAGGTTTCTTGCTTTTGTCATTTATTTATTTTCCTTGTTGTTATTGTTATTTAAACTTTACAAACTCAACGATGTCTCCAGCGACACATGCTTCACTTAAGATGACACTTGTGCCGTTGGTAGCTGTAAAATCTTGTACGTTAATTAATTTAATACCATTCACAAAACATTGAATATAAAGTGGAATGTAAGAGGTATTAAATGTTGTTTGACCACCAGTTGCGGTAAAGTAAGTTTCATTAAAAATTACATCAACACCCAACTGTAATGTTTCTGCACCACCACCACCTAAAACTGTTTTTGTTAGTGAACCAGAAACTACTATTTTTGTATTTAATCTTCCTGAAGTTGAGTCTGTTGCTGAGACTGAAACAGAACCACCACCTGCCGCCGCCGCCGCCGCAGAAGCACTAGCCGCCGCCGCACTGGCAGAAGAAGCACTATTTGAAGCAGAAGTTGCAGAAGCACTTGCAGAAGAAGCACTATTCGTTGCTTGAGTAGTTGCTATTACTGCCTGTGCTGTAGAAGTTGATGCTTGAGTTGTTGCTATTACCGCTTGTGCTGTAGAAATTCCTGCTTGTGTAGTTGCTATTACTGCTTGAGCAGTTGAAATTCCAGCTTGAGTAGTCGCTGTTGTAGCTGAATTTCCTGCTGTAGTAACATAACCTTGTAGTATTGCTTCTTCTGTAATTGATATTTTTGCAATTACTTCTATGTATAATAAGTCTCCAGTATTAGCCGCTTCTGTTAATGTAACAGTATTTCCGCCTGTTAAAGTATAATCTTGACCTAAAACAATTCTAATTCCATTTAAGAATACAAAACAGTTTGCTTGAGCAGTAAAGGATAAAGTGTTTCCACTTGCGGCTACACCAGTAAATACTGTCTGACCATTAGTTGCTGTATATCTGTAAACATTAATTAAAGCAGAAACGTAATCTGAAGCAGTTTGCCAACCACTTGAAGTATAAATTAATAATTTTTGTAATGTACTGTCAAACCACAAGTCCCCTATATCTAAAGATGTAGTTGGTTGTGTAGGTGATACTCTATAACGTGCTACGAAATCATTTACTGAATTTATATTAGCACCAGCTATATTTACGTTTGCAATACTGCCAGATACTAAATTTATATTTGCACTATTAGCAAATACAGAATTAATATTTGATGAATTACTAGCTACAGCATTAACATTTGAAATATAAGTACCAACCTGATTAACATTCGCAATATTATTTGCTACAACATCAATCTCTGAAGTTGCTTCGTTTAAATCATCTGCCGCAGTCTCAATTTCACTAATCGCTTCTGCTAAATCATTGGCAACGGCAACTACTTTAACAATATCATTGGCAACAGTTGTGACTGCACCAATATTAGTTGCTACTGTATTAATATTTGTTGAATTAGAAACTGCCGCATTAATATTAGTTGCATTGCTTACTGCTGAATTAATATTAGTTGCATTACTTACTGCTGAATTAATATTTGCAGAATTTGAAGCTACACTATTAACATTTCCAATATTAGTAGCGACTGTTGCAACAGAAGCTATATTTGTATTTACAGTATTAATTGCTGGTAAATTTGCAGTTATAAATGCTTTATTAACAGCATCATTGTCATTTACTGGTGATGCTAAGTTTTTAATTATTCTAGATGTTGCATCCCACTTGTTATCTCCGTCAAGAGCCATAACACCAGCTGTGGCATCAATAGCTTCTTGGGACATGTAAAACATTTGATTACTGTCTTGATCTAGTATCGCTTCAGTAATTGTAGAACCGTCTTGATAATCTACTAATCTATTTGATTGACTTGAATTTCTTTTAAAATTTATAGGAACACCGTTTCCTGGCGCTGTTGTAAATTGTATTGTTGATGATGTAGGAAAAGTGTAATCAACACCTAAAGTTTTTAATACGTTGTTTAATCGCACTTCTACGTGAGACTGAACAATGTAAGGAAACGTTAGGCTGTAAGTAGTCTGTGATCCATTTCCTGTATAATTATTAATTGCAAATGACATTATTTTTTATTTATTTATTGTTGTAATTATCTTCCGCCTGTTTCAGGCAACCCTGATCTTCCTATTAAAAAGTTCATTAAATTTTGGTAACCAAAGAAAGTTTTAAACATAGGCAACCCTGCTATTCTTTTTGCATCGACTTGAGAAAAATCATAATCATCTCTTCCCAATGCTTTTAATATAGAACCTCCAGCTGTTAATAAATCTGAACCAAAGTTATAAGTTGGATTTCCTGTAATTAAATTAACTTCTAATCCACTTGTTCTAGTATTAAATCTCCAATCAGGGGCTGTAGCCTGTAAAAGTAAATCCATATAAGAGGGCAGTGCTGATGAAAACCCTGCTCTTTGAAAAGCGGCCATGCCAACTTTTCTCCAAAATTTATCTTCACTATCACCAAATCTTTTATCAAAATATTTTTGTTTTTGTTCTGCAGACATACCTACAGCATTTAAATTTGTATGTGCTACGTATGTAATTCCAGCCATCATTGTACTTAAACCGAATATGGAAAATGTTTTAAAATCTCCCATTTGAACGTTGTAATTTAATTGTTTGTTCCAAGCGACCATCATGAATGATCTAAATTGACCTAAAGTTTTTCCTAAAGCATTGTCAGAAAAGAAACGATTACTGTCTCCGATAAAATTGTATTGAACAGCTCTTTTAATATGTCTGTCTGCTGCAATTGAAAAGAAATTTAATAATCCTTTGTCTTGAAAATTAGCCCAATTAAAACTTTTAACTTTGTAACCACCGTAAGCAGCCTTTTCAACAGTTACTGAAGGTGATGTAAATTCTCTAGCTAAAGCTAACATTTGGTTATCGTCAAGACCTAAAACTTTATATCTGTTTAGATCTGCCTTACCTAAAACACTTAAATCAAAATTAGCATTTTTTACTTTAAACATATCAGACGCAAACTTGTCTACATAAAGTTTTAACGCCATTTTTCTTAAAGTTGTATCAATAGGAATTTGTAAAGAAACAAGAGCAGTTAATTTTTCTCCAACTTTTCTAAATGCTCCTCCTGCTGAAACATGGGTTAACGCAGTGTTTCCATCTAACATTTCTTGACCACCACTCATGTTCCAAGCCCACTCATCTCCGTTGCTTGATAAAACTGAAAGATCTTTATTTAAAGCAATATTATTTCTATTTTTAATACGAGCTTCTCGAAATATTGTTCCTAATTCAGGAATATTATTTGCAAATGTTTTTAAACCATTTGTAGCAACCGCAGCTCCTAAATCAGGTAATGAACTTAATCCAACTTGTCCTAAAACTCGCATAAAGTTAAAGGCTCTTAAATTTCTTAAAGCTTCAGACCACCCATTAGATAAATCTTCTTCTCCAGATCTACCCATAAGATGTTCATAAATACTGTCTAAAGTTTTCTTTTCTTCGTTTGCTTTAGTTTTGGCAAGCCATCCTTTAATTCCAACTTGTGGCTTGCTTCTTAAATCTAAATCTATATCTGAATTTAGTTGATCTCTAAGTCTTATCCAATCATTTTTACTTTTAAGGTTTAAAACTTTTGCTAAACCAATATTGCCTGACATTTCGTTAATGTATCTATTCCATAAAATGTCAACGTTTTTATTTAATAAATCGTCTAATCTTAAAGTAACTCCATCAATTACTGTTTCATAATTTGAATTTAATTTAATTCTTTCTTCTAATCTTCCTGAAGTGACAAAATCTAAAGAAGATCCTAAATCACTAACTAATTTTTCTCTAGCAACAGAACTGATTTCTGGAAATTCTCTTTCTAAATAAACTCTAAGGTCACTTACATCTTTAATTTTTAAAAGTTGAGCAAGATCAAATCCTTTTCCACCTTTGTAGCTATGCTCTAAAAATTTAACAATAGCTTCAGCCATTACTGTAGCACGTTCTGGAGTTATGTCCGCTATAACTTCTTTTTCACCCTTAGCTATAAAATCTTTTTCTAATTTAACTTGAGACTCTTTAACTTCAGTGTCTAATTTTTTAATCTGTTCTTGTAATGTTTTAATATTTTCTTTTCTGTAGACTTGGCGATCTACAACAATGTCACCATTTATATCTACTACAAGATTCTCTTTTTCTTTTTTTAAAAATTCTTTTTCAAGTTTTAATTTTTCTTTAAGAGTTTTAATTTCTTCTAACT